TAAGATCGCAGCAATGGTTTCTGGGTTACACTCCAGTTGAAGAGTAGCCGAACCATCTTCATGCTCTTCTACCTCTAATATTTTTATATCATTACTCATGGGGTTGCTCCTCGAAAAGAGGTGATAGTATATCATTAACAGCAGCATCAAAAGTGTCCAAGCTATCCTGCCTTCTCCATAGCTTCTTAACCACAACTTCTAACTCATCTATGCGCACCTCTAGCTCTTTGATGCGCCTCTGTTTATCTCTATATAATTCCCAAAATGAGTCGTCATAATGATCAATTGCACGAGTTGTGCTCTCGACTTGCGCCTCTAGTTCTTTGATGCGATCAGCCATTTCATCGAATGTCGGGGGATCATAAACATCCGGCGATGCTAAATGTGCTTTGATACGGTGCATCAACATGTCTTCATCCATCAATTCTGGTGTATCACTCATGGGGTTGCTCTTTGGGTGTTTGCGAGAGCTATAGTGGCGGGGTGGTTCCTTCACTAATCTCCGAAAGAGGCTAGAATTTAGATCGCGAGCGCCACGTAGCAAAAACTCTAATTCTTTGATTTTGGCTTCATGGATGTCTGCTCGAATGTACTTTTCTGTATCGGGAACGGGACACTCATACCACGTTGCATCATCTATATGGACGTGTATTGCCCAAATATTATCTGGCATATCACTCATGGGGTTGCTCCTTTACTATATAATTAAGAATACATCTTCTTTAAACGACTAAGCGATACAAACTCAGGCTCATAGATACCATTGCTTATCTCACGCTTAATAACACAGCCCTTCCACCAATCTAAGTTTGACTGTCCAGCCCAAGACTCTTCTGCTCCTTTAAAGCAACCCGCAACCAACCCGATAATACCATTAGGGTGCGCACCATCTTTAAATTTAATATCACGTTTATGACTATGACCACAAGTAGAACTGTGGTTACGGTTGGTGAGTAGACTATTGGCATGGTGTAGACCAGACATAGCTGAACCAAAATTACCAGAACTAAAGTAATGAGCATAAGAGACACCATCGTAATCAGCGATTGCAGGGGCGCTATTGTGGTACTCATGGTACTCATCGAACCACTTGTCTGTTTGAAGATGCCCGAAGGAAATCCCGTATGTCTCTCCCTGAAGTCTTGGGTCATGTGCTATAGCCTTTTTGATTCTATTCTCATGGTTTCCCTCAAATCCAATCCAGTATGGTCGTTTATACTTACGACTACTAGGTTTACTACGTAAGCGATCCATTGCTTCATTATAACAGTTAATGTCTTGCTCATAGTTCTGACTTACGATAGCTTGTGGATAACGAGTATCATAAGTGTTAAGGGATTTCATATCTGCCCCATCCCCTAAGTCAACAATGTAGGTCGGGTTTACCTCATAGATAAGCTCACCTAGCCAATCAAACCTCTCATTTCCCACTGAGGGGTCTGCGTGAGCGCATGAGAATACTACTGCTGTCTTGCTAGTCATGATTCTTATCTATCTCCTTCAGCTCTTCTATTAAATCATTATTAGCTCGTCGTTTAGCCTTATAATATCTAGCCTTAACTTGTTTCTCAACTTCTAGGTACTTATCCCGAAAGGGCTTACTCGCTATTGCTCTCTCAAGTCGAGCTTGCTCCAAAGCTTTGTGGTGGTCCTCATCAGCTTGTTGTACAACCCTATCGTATTCATCATCATAGGGTTTTACCTCTTCGTTGCACTCCCTCAAAGCTGGGCTTCTAGCCTCTACGTACTCATCCAAAGCTTGTTTCTCAGCTTTTTTAAACTTAGCATAAGCTTCTTCCTCTAGCTTTTCCTTACGAGTCATGACTCTTATCTATCTCCTTAATTTCTTTTTTGTACTTATCCCAAGCTGATTTTCTAACCTCGTCATATTTATCCCAAGCTGGTTTTATAGAGTTACTGTACTCCTCCCAAGCCTCTCTCTTTAGTTTTTCCTTATGATTCATAACGATTCTCCATTTCAAACTCTATTACAATAGGGTCTATCGACGATAAGAAGTGACTCTTAAACTTATAAGCTGCATCAAGAGACATGAAAGGTATCTCATCATCGAACATTGATTCATCATTAGCATCTTCTACACGACAAAGCAACCAGTAAGTTCCGTACTCGTCCTCTCTAGGGTCATCTAGGACATGGTGTACTTTAAACTTCATCTGACTAGCCATTGTTCAGGTATCCTTTTGTCTGCATATAAGAACCCATGCTTATCACACCAATCACCATAGGTACTCTTAGCTCCTTTGTAAAGTTTATTCTTAGAGTTAGAAAACACAAACCTAATGTCAAAGTTAGGGTGTTGCTCTTGAATCTTGAGGTGTTTCTTCCTGTCTGCTGCTACAAACCTACCCTTAGACTCTATAATGATACCATTAGGTAATATAAAGTCTGGGGTGTAACTCTTGGTTTCTGATAGTTCCCACTTGATCTTAAGTGTTTCATACTCAAAAGTTACACCCCTCTCGGTTAAGTCCTTGGATATTTTATCCTCTAGTCCTGATCTGTACCCATTCTTAATTGCTTGTTGCCGTCTTTTACTGGTGGCTCCCATAGTTCATCCTCTACACGTCTAAGCCACAGAAGCCTAGCATTCTCTAAAACCCTATCTGTGTCACCATCATAGGCTTTAACACAAGCTTCCCATAGGTCTTCCTCAGTCTTAGCTTCGCTGAGTATCTTACCTGCTTTGACTGGACCAACACGAAACAAACCAACAATATTGTCTGCTCTATCCCCTGTTAGTATTTGAGTGTAGAAGAACTTAAGACCATCCCACTCACTTACTGTAGTCCACTCATTCTTGCTAAAGTTAAAGTGACGACAAGGTATCTGTAACATATCTTTATCAATAGAGGCTACTACTGTATCAGGTCCAAGTCTCGTAGCTTCTTTGGATATTAGGTCATCAGCTACCTCTCCATTACTGATTGTGGCTTCAAACTTATCCACTAAATAATCTCTAACATGCTGTAGATGTCTTGGTTTCTCTACTGCTACTCTGTTGCCTTTGTACGGGTGTGACTTAGCTATGTCGTACCTAAAGTTCCCTGACCCCGTGAGGTAAACCTCAAACTGTTCTGGGGTAGGGAACCCTAGTGTCTCCTCTAGGATGTAGTCAAGAAGTATCTCTACTTTCTCTTCTGCATCTTTGGGTTGCAAGTCTTGTGTAGCAAAGGCTGACCGATAAGCTAATATATCACCATCGACCAGAACCTTATGCTTAGACATTACAACCCCCCAAAGACCATTTCACCATCATCCATTTCAAAGCCTACTGATTCAACGTAAGTGTAACCAGCGGCCCTAGCAGCATCAGCGAAGAATAGAGATAGGGCATACAAGTCCTCTACTTCATGTCGCACCAACTTTACACTATCGCCACCATCCTCTGTAAATGTAATAAATATTGTTGACATTAGAATCCACCATCATCTTCATTGGACTCGTAGGGAACATGGTCAGTGACTAAGATTTTTTCCATTGTAGTAATCTTACCGTCCCAGACATCAAACTTTACCGTAGCACCAGTCAGATTACCAAGGAGGCCATCTTCGTTTAAGTCCCAATCAACGTACTCATCACCCTCCAATCTTAGGACTTTAGGTGGCCCCATTAGTACACCCTTCTCACCTGTTTCTCTATTTACAAGCTTAGGGTTGAAGTGAGGTCGAGTAGCCTTGTAGTATTGATTACCGTCACTATCTACTTTGAAAAGTTGAGCTTGCAGACCCTTGTTGGGAATACCATCTTTAACCATCTTCGCCTTAGCTTCGTCATCAATTACTATATTGGCGACATAGATTCCCTGCTTGGCTTCAATATTCTTCGCTAGGTCAGAGCCATCTTGAGGCCCCATATCGCGGTCTTCTGGGCGTACCTTGGCCCACATAAGTTTACAGTCTACATAAACTTTCTTACCCATATGTCGAGTTCCTTTATTTTCTAGTTGACTTCATTGTACCTTAGGTAATATACTATATAGCCCCAAATAGGCTTTTCGCAAGCAATTACCTTATTTTAGTGTATGTCGGCATATGTCTTACCAAACTGTGGACTAACGTCTAAATCTACATTAAGTTTAAGTTTAGTGTTTAGTTTACTGATGCAGCCCTTCATAAGTTTCTTTGTCTCCTCTTCCTCTCCTGAGTTAGTTAAAGCTATGATTTCATCATGGAATTGACCGATGACTTTAATACCCTCTTTACGACACAATGCGACCCAACTATCAAAACAATAGACACCTGTACTCTGGTTAAGTGTTGAGAACCTATCCTTCTCACTACGTAAGCTATACCAGAAGCCGGATACAGGATTGTATAGCCACATACCACCAAATAATTCTTTAGTAGATAAACCCTCTGCTACCCTC